TTTGCCAAACTGCCGAAGATTTATTAAAACAATATTTATGGTTTAACGAAGCACCTGTCGTTGGCGCACAATTACAAAATAACGTGGCCACATTAGTTTTAGCAAATCCTGGTATCTTTGTAGTAGGTCAAACAGTCGCTATTGAAGGCTGTGGCCATCCGTATGGCGGAAGTCAAGTAATCACAGGTGCTTGGCCTGGCACTACAGTTCCCGTATCAATCGCAACAGCATTTTGGAGTACATACGCATTTAGCAGTTATCCAACAGGATATTCAATTATTCAGTTTGCAGAAACACATGCAAATGATCCATTCCACCGCATTATTCCAAGTGGTAAAGCCGTAGGGCCTGACACAAAAGAAACAGATTATGCTGCGACACCTGCCGTAAGAGAAGCTGCCATGATAATTGCAGTGGATATATGGCAAGCCAGGCAAGTAAGCCAAACTGGTGGGGTGGGCATGGATGGGGTTACTGCCAGCCCTTATCGCATGGGCTATCAGCTGATAAATAGAGTGCGTGGCCTCATCCAGCCGTATTCATCACCTGCATCACTGGTAGGTTAATATGCCAGCTGCGATTACCACATTACGTAGCACATTAGCAACAGACTTAACTAATGTTGGCGTATGGTCAGTTTTTGCTTTTCCTCCAAGCACTCTTCTAGCAAACAGTGTCGTGATTACACCAGGCGATCCGTATATTGTACCAAGCAACAATGACCATGTAACAGTATTGCCATTAGCAAATTTCAAAGTTTTAATAACTAAACCTGCATTAGATAATCAAGGTAACTTGGCTGGTATGGAAGATTACATATTAGCCGTAGTAACAAAGTTAGCTGCATCAACACTAACACTAAACATATCAAGCATTTCAGCTCCAGCAATCGTAAGCGCTCAAAGTGGCGATTTATTGGTGTCTGAAATAACAGTATCAATCCTAACGAGCTGGAGTTAATATGAGCAAAGAAGAAGATTTAGCCTTTCTAATTAAGACAGGCCAAATAAAGGAAGCACCAAAAGAAAAAGCAACAACTAAAAAGGAAGAGGAATAACAGTGGCCATATACTTAAATAATAACGTAGGTATAAAGCTAGCGACCAACGCTGCGCCTACTACACCATCTGTTGATATAAGCGATGTTGTATCTAGCGCTGTTATCAACCAAATCGTAGATGAACTGGAAATCACCAGCATGGGAGATTCTAGCCATCGATTTGTGGCTGGATTACAATCTGGCACATTTACAATCGACTTTATGAACGACTGGGCATCTTCAGAGGTTAGCCAAACCCTTAATGATGCATTTGGCAAGACCATCTCAGTATCAGTTATTACTGTGAAGGGTACAGCCGTATCAGCTGCTAACCCTACCTACCAATTTTCAATATTGGTCAATAACTTAACACCAATTGGAAGCGCTGGAGTTTCTGAAATTGCAAGTAGCAGCGTTACTTTTACTGTAAACTCCGCAATAACAGTATCGCCATCAGTGGCGTTCTAATTAAGGAGTAACAATGGCAAAGCTAAAGATAACAAGGGCTAATGGTGAAGTATCAGAACACAAAATAACACCAGGTGTCGAGTACGCTTTCGAGTTGAAGTATGGAGCAGGTATTAGCAAAGTCTTACGTGAGCATGAACAACAGACCCATATTTATTGGTTAGCTTGGGAATGCTTACGTAGGGCTGGCGCACAAGTACCTTTATTTGGAGTTGAGTTTATAGACAGCCTAGAAACTGTCGAGGTATTAGACGAAGAAAAAAAATAATAAAGCGGGATTCTATTGTTTATGGCATAGCCGCATTAGCCGTAGAAACTGGGATACCGCCTAGCGAATTTATTAACATGGATTCGGAAATGTATCGGGCAATTATTCAGGTAATAACCGATAAAGCTGAAAGGGTTAAAAATGCCAGTAGAGGTCGTAGGCGTTAAAGATGTCCTTAAAGGCTTGGCATTTATAGATGAGGATATGTATAAGCGCATAAAGGCAGCTATTAAACCTTTAATGGAAGGCGTAGAAAGTAAAGCCAAAGGATTTGCACCAAGTAACAGTGGCGTTTTATCAGGTTGGTCTAAACCAATATCATCTACAGTAGCCTATCGACCATTTCCGAAATATGATGCTGCAACAGTTAAAGGCGGCATAGGTTACAAAGAAGGTCGCAACAGAACTTTCAAAAATGGTTTTCAAGTAGAAGATTACGTTTACAACATAAGCGCAGCTGGTCGAATTTATGAAACCGCAGGCCGACAAAACCCACAAGGTAGAGCGCCATTTACTTCTATTAATCAAGGTGGCGGCACATTAGCATTTGAAAGACAATCAAGCCGTAAAAATGCAAGCAGATCAACTAGGTCATATAATTCTAATAATCCATTTGCAGGCTATCAGTTTGTTACAGACTTACCGCCATTGGTATCACAGCCTAAATTTAAGGATGTAAGAGCACAAGGCAAAAAGACTAAAGGCCGATTAATCTACAAGGCATGGGCAGAAGATAGTCCTAAAGTTTATGATGCTATTGTAAAAGCGATTAACGCTACTGCAACACATTTTAACAAGGTAACAGAGAAGAAGGTGGCATAGTGGCCAATATAGTTGTATCGGCATTAGCCACATTTAATGGCAAAGCATTAACTAGGGGTAAAAAAGAATTAAGCCAGTTTGAGAAAGCCACAGACAAACTAGGCCGTACCTTTAGGCGTGTATTTGCTACCACAGCTATAACAGTATTTGCCAAGAAATCTGTAGCTGCATTTGTAGCAGATGAGAAGGCAGCAAAAGCCTTAGAAGTGCAATTAAAAAATACTGGCTTTGCATTTAGTTCACCAGCCGTAGAGTTATACATAGCCAACCTACAAAAAGCCACTGGTGTATTAGATGACCAATTACGTCCAGCATTTCAGCAAATCTTAACTGTTACAGGCTCAATAACTAAAAGCCAAGAAGCATTAAATACAGCGCTTAACGTATCAGCTGCCACAGGTAAATCTTTAACTCAAATCACGACAGCGCTATCTCGTGCTTATGCAGGCAACACCACAGGACTTAGTAGATTAGGTGCTGGCCTAGATAAAGCATTACTAAAGACTGGCGACATGGATAAGATCATGGCAGAACTTAATAATAAGTTCGCAGGTCAGGCACAAGCTAGATTAACTACTTATGCTGGAAAGATGGATTTACTAAGAGTAGCCAGTGAGAATGTAAAAGAAGAAATAGGCAAAGGCATATTAGGCGCTTTAGATGCTTTAAGTAAAGATACAAGTATAGAAGAAACTACAGCCAAGATGGAAAAGTTAGGCAAAACTACTGGCCAAACTATTACAGGTTTAGGCGTGTTAGTTAAAACTATTTCCGAGATACCTGGCTTAGGTGCTATTGGTAAAGCAGCTTACGAAACCAGCACATTTGGATTATTAGCCAGATTAGCCAGAGAAAACCAAAAGGGTAAATTCCCTACTGCACCTGCTAGAGAAACCCCAGCACAAGGTCGTATATTAGCTGCACAAAGAAGGCAAGAATTAAAGGCATCACAGGATTTATTAAAGTTAAAGAAGCAAGAAGTAACCACATTAAAGGCTAAGACTGCTTTAGATCAATTAAAAGAAAAATTTGATATAGAATTAATTGGATTACAAAAAGCACGTAATGAAGCCACTACAGATGAGGTTAAAGCAAGATTAGATGGCTTGATCGCTATTGCTAAGAATGATGATGCACTAGCCAAGAAAGCATTAGCAGAATTAAAAGCAGCTGAGGAATTACAAAAATTAGCAGATGCCGCTAATAAAGCAGCCGAAAGTCTAGGCACATTTGATCCAGCTAAGTTTAGAATGGGTGAGAATAAAGATCTAGGCATGGATGCTATACAGTTATTAATGGCTTTAACTGCTATGCAAGGTGCTGCAAGTGGCTTAGTACCTTTAGCTGGTATGGGTGGTAAAACTAAGAAAGCAGCCGACACATTAGCTTATGGCCAGAAATACACAGACTTAAATGAGGTATTAACTGGTGGTAGCGTATTTGATCCATCATTCTTTAGACGTGCTGAATCAGCTGATCTTAAAATTACTGT